GGCGGGACGGATAGGCAGAATAGATATGTATTGGGAAATACTCCAAGCGATTTCTCTGGAAGTGCTTATAATACATTAACGCAACAGTACCAAACAGTAAATTTTGATCTTGCAGAATTAGATGACTGGGACAACCGAATTATTACAGGATTACGTTTCGATCTTCTTAATGCTGCCGACAACAGTGGCGAAATGGTTGTTGATACAGATATTGACTATATAAAGATACAAGCTAATAAGGGATAAATTATGAATGATGATGAAGAACAGTTAGAGTTGCTTCCACCTGAAGAGTATTCTTTGGTAGAGAGACACGAACATCAAGACCAAGACTACGAATATGTTCGCAACAACCTACAAGATATTATTGAAACTGGTAGCACGGCATTGCAGGGGATTGTTGAACTAGCAGAGGGTTCCGATCATCCACGGGCATATGAAGTAGTTGGTCAGATTATGCGCCAACTTGCTGAGACGAACAAGGATCTTATTGATCTCCAGAAGGATATGAAGAAGATCAAGGAAGAAGACTCTGTGAAGAAGGTGACTCAGAATGCCATCTTCATGGGTTCCACTGCGGAACTTCAGAAGTTTCTTCGGGGTCAGGGTCATGTTAGTCAAAAGCTGAAGGATGCTACAAAGGGTCGCGATGAGTGAAGAACTTGCCACATCATATCTCGGCAACCCCAATCTAAAACCTGCCGGGACTACACATAATTTTACAGAAGAAGAACTAGAACAATATTTGAAATGTGCTGATGATCCTGAATATTTTATTGAAAACTATATTAAAGTCGTGCATGTTGATCTTGGTATAGTTCCCTTTAATCTCTATGATTTTCAGAAGACGATGGTCAATACGATTCATCAAAATCGTTTCTCTATTTTTTGCACACCTCGGCAGGTCGGCAAGTCCACCACGGTCATTTCGTATTTTCTTTGGTATATTCTATTCAACGAAGATGTCAACATTGCCGTCCTTGCAAATAAAGGCTCACTGGCACGGGACATTCTGAGTCGTCTGCAACTAGCATATGAAAATTTGCCTAAGTTTTTGCAACAGGGTGTGCTGATCTGGAACAAAGGTAACATTGAACTAGAGAACGGTTCAAAGATCATTGCATCCTCCACGTCCAGTTCAGCCATTCGTGGTGGTTCGTATAACATGATCCTTCTGGATGAGTTTGCATTCGTCCCGCCTAACATTGCCGATGAATTCATGGCATCCGTGTATCCTACAATTTCTTCTGGTACATCTACCAAGATTGTGGTTGTATCCACTCCTAATGGATTGAATCACTTCTACAAGATGTGGGAGGATGCCAAATCTAAGCGCAACAACTATATTCCAGTTAATGTGCATTGGAAAGATGTTCCCGGTAGGGATGATGCATGGAAAGAAGAAACCATTCGCAATATTGGGGTCGAACGCTGGGCTCAGGAATTTGAAGGTGAGTTTGTCGGTGGGACTAACACCCTGATCAATGGCAGTATACTAAAAAACATGGTGTTTAAGACGCCCATTGAACATCGGAATGGGCTTGATATTTATGAGCATCCCATTAAGGATCATGTATATGCAATGGGTGTTGATGTGTCACGAGGAGAAAACCTAGACTATTCGGCATTTTCTGTATTTAATGTCAGCAGAGTTTCCCTATAAACAAGTTGCCAAGTATCGCAGTTCATCTATCTCTCCATTATTATACCCTAGTGTTATCGACTCATGCGCCAAGAGATATAACGATTCCAATGTTTTGATTGAAACTAATGGTATTGGTCAACAGGTTGCAGATATTCTGCACAATGAATTGGAATGTGAGAATCTGATACTGGTCACATCAAAGGGTAGAGCGGGTCAAGGTGGTTGATGGTGGATTTGGAAAAGGCACTACTCAATTGGGTGTCACCATGTCCAAGAAGGTCAAGCAAGTTGGATGTTCGATGCTGAAAGATTTGATTGAGTCTGAAAAGATGATCACAAACGACTTCGATACAATCGCGGAGTTGAATTCGTTTGTCTCTAAGGCACAATCATATGAAGCTGATGTCGGATGCCATGATGATTTAGTCATGTCGATGTTGTTGATTGCATGGCTCTCGTCACAGCCACATTTAAAGGACATGACAGACGTTGAACTCAAAAAACAAACGCACAAAGAGAAAATGAAAGCGTTAGAAGACGATCTTTTGCCTTTTGGTTTCATAAATGATGACCAAGAGGATGATACTTTTGTGGACGACAGCGGAACTCTATGGAGTGTGGAGAATCCTTCTTGAAATCCTATTTAGTATAAATATACGAGAATGAACTCTATGGTTTGCTGGTCTACCATATGATCAAATTAAGTTAAGGGAGAACATCATCATGCCATTTCAAATTTCCCCCGGTGTTAACGTTTCGGAAGTCGATTTATCCACCGTTATCCCCGGAGTATCCACGAGTACAGGCGCTTTTGTTGGGCGTTTTCAGTGGGGTCCAGTTGGCGAACGCACATTAATTGGTTCGGAAAATCAACTGGTTGACACATTTTTCAAGCCAGATGCTAATACCGCAGTAGACTTTTTTACTGCTGCGAGCTTTCTTTCGTATACTAATGCATTGCAGACAGTCCGTGTTGTTGATGAAACAGTCGCAACTGGAGCAAGAAACGCACAGTCTGGTGGGGCTCCCTCGGGAGTCGCTAGTGATCCCGGCAAACTTATCAAAAACGACATTCATTTTGATAGTTTTCATGGAGAAGGTGCTGCTTTTGCCAACACATTCTATGCTCGATTCCCCGGAGAACTTGGGAATGATCTAGTTGTTGAACTTTGTGATCATGCTGGCTCTAATCGCAGGGGCGGCTTTGTAAACTGGTCGTCCAACGTCTATTTTGATGCTCCCCCCGGAACATCTGCTGGAGTTGCTGCTGCTGGTGGTTCTCTTGATGAGGTTCACATTGCAGTCATTGACAACAAGGGATATATCTCTGGAACAGTTAACACATATCTAGAAGTTTTCCCTGCTCTTTCAAAGGCTAAGGATGCAACCAACGATCAAGGTAATAACATCTACTTTAAAGATGTCATCAACCGACAATCTCAGTGGATTCGTGTTGGAAGTCCAACAGGAGAAACAGCAGCTACATACGGAAATGACGGTTCTGGTCAGGTATTTGCAAATACTGTGGCTGGAAAATCTTCTTTAGCTCTTTCGGGTGGGTCTTCTGGAGCTGCTCCATCACAGGGTAATTATGTAAGCGGTTATGATCTGTTTACAGATAAGGATAGCGTTGATGTTGGACTTGTCATTGCTGGTTCTGGTGGTGTGAGAGATGGTGTATTGGGAACAGGCGCAACTACGATTGCCAAGGCAGTCAATGTTTCGAGAACAAGCAGAAAAGATTCTGTGACATTCTTCTCGCCAGAGTTTAAGTCTGTAAATGCAGCAGCTTCTTCGACAAATCTGACGAATGTTCTTGCCAATAGAACTGAATCATACGGCAACTTCAATACCAGTTATGCAGTGATGGATAGTGGTTGGAAGTTGATGTTTGACAAGTACAATGATACATCAAGGTATGTGCCTCTCAATGGTGATACTGCTGGTCTTTGTGCGAGAACTGATCAGTTAAGAGATGCATGGTTTAGTCCTGCTGGATATGATCGAGGTCAAATCAATAACGTTGTTCGCCTAGCATGGAATCCGTCTAAGGCTGAACGTGATGATCTCAATCGAAAGCAGATCAACACTGTTCTGCCCTTTCCGGGTCAAGGAAAAATTCTTCTCGGCGACAAGACACTGCAGACTAAGCCTAGTGCTTTTGAGCGAATCAATGTCCGAAGACTCTTTATTGTCCTAGAGAAAGCGATCTCAACAGCGGCTAAATTCCAACTGTTTGAGTTCAATGATGAGTTCACAAGGGCTCAGTTTAGGAACATGGTCGAACCTTTCCTTCGTGATGTTAAGGGTAGAAGAGGACTCACAGACTTCAAAGTTGTTTGTGATGAGTCGAACAACACAGGCAGTGTGATTGATCGTAATGAGTTTGTTGGTGACATTTATTTGAAGCCTACACGATCAATCAACTTCATTCAACTGAATTTTGTGGCTGTTTCAACTGGTGTTGACTTCACAGAGATCGCAGGAAAGTTTTAAAGAAACCCAAAGGAGATAATTAATGCCTTTCAACGTTAACGATTTTAGAGCGCAACTTGTTGGTCAAGGTGCAAGACCGAATCTCTTTGAGGTGACGATTCCTTTTCCAGATGCGATTTCCAGAGAAGTTAGTCAGAAAATGACCTTCATGTGTAAGGCTTCAAACCTTCCCGGTGGTGATATTGGGGCTGTAGAGGTTCCATATTTCGGTCGAAACATTAAGGTGGCTGGAAATAGAACATTTGCTGAATGGTCAACAACCGTCATCAACGATGAAGATTTCTCTGTTCACTCAGGGATGGTCAACTGGATGAACCTGATCAGTGGTCATGTTTCCAAAATCCAATCCGTACCCAATACGGATTATCAAGCTGACGCTACAGTGAGACAATTCAAAAAAGACGGTTCTCTTGCTAAGGAAGTGAAGATTGTCAATTGCTGGCCTTCGTCACTTGGTCAGATTGATCTTGCTTGGGACAGTAATGATACCATTGAAGAGTTTGAAGTAACATGGCAACTTGATTATTGGACAATCGACGATGCTCAGGTCCAGACTGGAGCAGAATAACCTATCAGATTGAAGACCTATAAATTACTGTCTTCAACAGAAAGGTTGTAAATTATGGCAAAGAGAACGTTTTTAGGTTTCACGATAGGTAAGGAGGATGAGGAGATTCCAAAGGAAAATCTTCAGGCATTCTCTTTACCTGAAAACGAAGATGCAGCTTTAGATGTATTGGAGCCTGCATCAGCGGGTGTATATGGAACCTATCTTGATCTTGAGGGAACAGTTAAAGACGAAGTTGAGTTAATTACTCGATATCGTGAAATGTCATTGAACCCAGAAGTCGAACTTGCAGTTGATGACATCATCAATGAAGCGGTCATTACAGAACACGGAAAATCTCCTGTTGCCATTTCTTTGTCAAACCTTGCTGTGCCAAAGAGCATCAAAAACAAGATCACTGATGAGTTTGAAGAAGTGTTGAGACTTCTTTCATTTTACGACCATTCCTATGACATTTTTAGGCGATGGTATGTTGATGGTAGATTGTTTTACCATATTATGATTGACAAGGAAAATCCTAGTGATGGTATTCAAGAGCTTCGGGCTCTTGACCCAAGACAGATTAAAAAAGTTCGTGAGAAGCAAGGCAAAAGAACTGAAGTTCCTCAAAAAGAAAGTGGGCTTGCAACTGTACCACCCACAAACGAATTCTACATATATTTCCCCGGAGCATTAGCGACAAGAGGTGCTGGTTTTGGGAGTACAAAATCAGATTAAGATCGGAAGAGCGGCGTGTAGGGAAAGAGGGTAGATACGAGGGGGGGCCGAGGAATGAAGAAAGAAGGGAACAACAATA